AGACAAAATATATGCATCTGAACCAGCAGCTGATGCAGTTTGACCATCTTTATTTAAGATAGCAATCTCACCATTAGAAGCAGATGCAATAAAAGTGGCAGCAGTTGTTTCAGTTGCTACAGCACTTGTGATAATTAAATCCCGTACGGGAAAACTAAATGTTGACATAATGTAACAGTTTTAAATTAAAACTAATTGTTTCTATTATTTAATTGAATATTATTCTGTAATGTATTATCCTTATATGATACGGTAGCTAACTCAACTGCCCTCTTAAGAATAATCCTGTGAACCTCACTATTAAGAGCGCACTCCGTCTTAGTATTTAATCCATTTATCGTTAGACTTTGACCTGGAAATACCGTGTCTAGATTATCTAATATAATTGGAATAGGTTCTTTTAAATATCTATAAAGATATGATACTAATGTTTGATCTGAAACTATCTCGACAATTTTATCTGCACCAATAGTATTTGCTAAGTTGAATCTCCACGCCCTATCTTTGTTAGGTTTTTTGAATGGGTTGTCTTCAAGCATACTATATTGATCCAGAGCAGTTGGTACTATATATAATTGTCTAGTTGATGTCGCACATCGCTCATAGGTCATATACCAAACATCATTCTCTATCTTAAAGAATTTTGAATTAGTTGATATTTTAAGGGCATTTAACGTCGAATTTAATGTCGGGTCATACGAACTAACCTTTGTAATACAAAGTTCCTCTAAACGCCTGCGAATGGCCTCTGACGACTCAAAGAAATCCTTCTTATTTTTATTGTCATAAGCCTCCTTGATTATCTCCTCTTGAGCTTGAGTTAAAAATAAACTCTTCTCGTAGATATTAATCTCAGGTGCACTATCGCTTAGAGCGTTATTATATAGTAAGTCAAACTCAATATTAAAATCTACTGTTGTCATGCTTTATCTTTAGCAACTTTAACTCTAGCTTCGATTTCTAGTCTAAGCGTTTGATTTTTTGGTTTTGCAATATATTCAGCAGCTACCTGTTCAGTTGCTCTACCTTCATCGCACAATTTCTTTCCTGACTTAATATCTGTATATTCACCAGATTTCTCTGCGATAATACCAAGTTCATATGCGGTGTTAAGTAAAACCTTTTCTTCAAATAACTGATCCTCTAAAAGTAAGTTAAGTCTTACGTATTTCTTGCTTAGAATATCTAGGAATTTACCTTGAATTTCAACCAACCCAGATTCTGAACTGATGACCCTACCCTCTATATTTCTATATACATAGCACAGTTTATCACGGTTCTGCTGGATGCTTCCAAAGTTAATGTAAGCTTTCTGTTGAGAATCCAACTGTGACTTCTTAGTTAGGGTCTCATCATCCGTGTTATATAAACACCATTGATAAGTTGCTCTCTTTGTTAAATCATTTGGATTAGTGCAGATCTTTGCTGTGTAGTGATGCAGTGCCTTAAATTGCAACATCTGTAATGGGTCTGATAAATCTAAAACCATATCTTCCTTGGTTAGAGAAATACCGAAGTTCTCCCAATACTCTTTATTCTTAGATGACAAATCTTCTCCTAATCTTTGTGAGAAAAACTCAACCTCATCTTTATCTAAAAAATCTTTAATACTACCAGATGAATTCATAGGTGGGCCAAATCGTGTGTATGTACCCTGCATTTTGCCGCCCTCTAAAACATGGCCTGGTTGATTATTAAATCCTCCCTTTCGTCCAACAAACTTTACTAAAACTTTCTTGTTCTGTAAAAAACTCTTCTCTTCCATAAAATACTTTTAAGATTTAAAAACTAAGTGCGGAGGAACTTAATCCCCCGCAGCAAAGTTAATAATCTTTTATTAAGATGCCAAATCGTATGGCAGGATAGTAATTGTGCGAGATGGATCTCTAACAATAGCACCCAAGGTTGCCATTTTATGAACAGTAGCAGCATCTTCATCGGTAGAAGCGTACTGGATATTTTCTGCTCCAGTGAATGGATTAGCAAATGGGCCTGATTGATATCCACGGAAGTCACCTTCATATCCACGAATCTTAACGATCTGAATATTTGGAGCGCCTAGACCGCCATCAAGATTACCTACGAAGAAAATGTCGTAACGATAAGATTCAGCTACACCCTTAGAAGGATCACCATCTTTATATTGTTTGTTACGAACTTTATCGTCATACATTGGATCAACTTCGACTTTAATAACGACTCCATTAGGGGCTTTGTATTCAGTAAATTGATATCCAAAGCTTAATGCGTTACTATGAAGTTCGCTTGATGTACGTTGGATAATAGCTGGGTTAGCAGCGTTACCTCCAAGATATCCAAATGAATGCCATCCAGATGCAATTTCTTGACATGCTTTATGGAATTGAGCAGCACCACGTTCGCCAGTTTTCATTACAAACACACGATTGTCCATAGCCAGTTTTGATTCCGACAACTGATACAATGCATCTTCGATAACCTTCAACTTGAATGTAGAATAGAAGTGAGTATAGCTAACTTCCATTTGTTCACGAATACCAGCACCCTGTTTAATTACATTACCAGACTGACCAACATTCTTGTAATTTCCCCATTCGTCACGGTTGCTACGAGCAAACATCAACAGACGGTTTTTATCAGCAGAGAATTCAGCCTCTAATTGATAATCCACGTAGTGCATCCACATTGGAAATAACTTAGGAGCGCCACCTTCTTTTGGTGATACTGGAATTGGAGTAACCAATTTACGTTTAAGCATTGAGCCATAGACTTTATGCTGAATACGTAATTTAGAGAATTCATTACGCATAGCTAATGGACTAGCAAAATGCAAGTCACCAACTTTACGTGAACCTTCAGATTCTACTGGAGAGAATTCTTTTGAGAAACGCTTGCCAGAAACGAGTTCTTCACCAGGCATACCATTAGGGTTAACTCCCATTAACTCAACCGTATATACCGCATTGGTTCCCTCAAATGAGGCTTCACCCAAAATACGCAGTGGATACACTTCATTCTTTTCACCGACAATAACGTCGCCGTTAGCAAACCAGTCTTCACCGAAAACTAATTTAAAACTAGATCCGCCAGCACCAATGTTATACATTGCACTAGTTACGGTAGATGCACCAATACGTGCTTCAACAAGCTGAATGTTACGAGCAGAGCTTCCAATGAGTTCCCATGTAAATTCATCGTCAGAATCCAACACTAACGTTGGGAACTGTGCTAATGTATCCTCAAGAGATTTACCACGGTTGTAAGCTAACAACTGTACCATATTACCACCGATCTTCTGTGGTTGACGCTGAAAGATTGATCCAAGGTGATTCTCCGCAGAGATCAAACCCTTGAAGTATTTCGCGTCGTACATCTGAAATTTTTGTAGTTTCATATATTAATAAAAATTTATTTTAATTAGTCGAAATTGAATTTATCAAAATCAAATTGCATTCCATCCTCTTCAGTTCTGCCACCACCATCTTCTTTAAATTTAATAGATTCGGCTAGATTTTTCCAAGCATCTTTTTTAGCTTTTTTATTCTCAAGGACTCCCATATTTGTTAGATCTTTTGTAGCCTTTAAAATATAAGCCAATTTAAACCTGCCATCAATTGGATTGTCATATAAGAATTTTGAAATTATATCTAGGGGTCGATTATCTTCAGTATAAGCTACTGGTTGAGTTAACCCTTTAATAACATCATTCTTTAAAGCCTGTGGTATTGCAAGTCCAGGAATAATCTCCTTAGTATCCTTAACAATCTTATTTAACTTATCAATTGATTCCCTCTCGGCTTTCTGTTGTGCCTGCTTTTGTGCTGCACGTTGAGTCTTCTGCTGTTCGAATGTTTGTTTCTCAATTGTTTTCAACTCAGTCAAAGCATCCTTAGCTTCATCAACATCTTCTCCAGATTCAAAAATCTTATCAATCAATTTCTTGGCTTTAGATTCAGAGAATCCTTTTGATAAATAATTGTTTGTAATAATTGTCCTGCGTAAATCAGATCCATCATCAGACTCTTCTTCAATAGCTTCATCGGTAATTGAATTGTAGGCCTCAATATTTTGCTGATGTGCAGTAATTTCTTCATGTGGAATGCCATCCCTGAGAGCTTCTAGATATTCTTTCTGTGAATCATTTAGATCAGAAAACTCTCGTTGTTTAATGCCATCCTCTAGCACCTTGAAGAAATCATCTTGAGATTTAATATCTTCGTCTTTAATATCTTCTAAAATACCCCCCTCTTTCAGAGCTTGCACTAAGGAAGAGAAAAACTTAGGACTGAGAGTAGAAGAATTTTGACTTGTATCATCGGTGGCATCTTGGCCCTTTCCAGAGGGGAGTAATACCTCTAGTTCGTCATCATCCTCTTTATTATCTACATCTTCAGAGTCGTCGTCATCTACGTCCTCTATTTGGTCATTTTTAGGCGTTTTAACGGCCTTAGTCTTACTTGGTGGAGTCTTACCCTCATCTAAGGGTTTAATGTCACCATCGAGAAGATTATCATCAAACTCCATGAAGTCTTCTGAAAAATCATCATTGTTAAAAATCTCCATTCCCTTCATAATTCCTCTACAAAATTAATACATTATCATTATAAAAAAATATGCCACATACATTTTGGAGGTGAGTCCAAGGGGAGTACATGGCTATTTTGTAATTTAGTTAGATTCTTGTGTTTTAGAATCATTCTCATCAACCATATTTACCTGAGTATTTAATACTTTCAGCAACATATCATATTCTTCAAATACATCTTTATTTGCTTCGTATAGTTTTTGAAGTCTATTAACTACTACGTTACGCTCAATGGCGCATAATTCAATCTTTTCTAAAGTCTCTACTTTTTTCTCTTCTTTAGGTACAACCTTCATATTATATTATTTTATTGATTTTAATTTTTCACTTAATCTAATAGCCCTAAACCCAACTTGCGACGCCCATTTACTTTTAAGCATCTCAGTTGCAGCGATATCATAATTACCATTCTTGATTAACTTCAATGTATTCTTAAATGTTAGTAGCGTTCCAATGCCGAGATTAAAACACATATTAGATAACACTTGTTGAACAATATCTAACGCAGAATCAAACCATGACAAACTTGATTTAAGTTGACTAATTACAGAATCTATGTCATTATTTAATAAAAATATAGTCTGATCTTTAGTTATGCCAGTTTGCTTTAGTTTGGATATAATATCTGCTGGAACTAAATTTCTATCGGTAAATCCAAGTTCATCTAATTCTCTACTGGAAAACCAATTTGTAATTAGATTGCGTCCAACTCCAATTGTTAAATATCCAGCACTGCATTTATACGGAAATAACCGCAACCCCTCATCCTCAATTAATTGTTTTATCAGTTCGTTTCTATTCATAATTGAAGTAAGTTAAAATGGGAGAAATTAATCTCCCATAAAGTTAATCTACGTTATACTACTTTTCAGTGATAGCAACAATAGAATTGAATATCTCATCAATCACCTGATAGACTAACGGTAACTGTTCTACTGGAATTTTTGCTTTAAGCTTTTCAAGCAATAAATTATCCGATAGCCTAATCGCAGTCCCGTCCAATGTTTCTGAAATACCTTTTAGTACAATCAACTCGTCGAGTTTTTGTTCTTGCTCTGGCGTAAGAAACCCTTTTCTTTCTTCCATAATAATAAATTTAAATTGTTAATAATTATTAATTAATACTTATTTCTGCACGACTTCGTTAGATGGTCGCGATAAAATTTCTTTATTTGTTGTAGTCATTTGAGCAACCTTCACTGCACCAACTCCAACACCTGCACCCAATACTCCGAGTCCAGATAAAACACTCATTCCAATTGTAATCCAAGTTGGAACTGCAATGCCACCAGATGCAATACTTGTTATTACAACAACTCCAGCACTACCTATACCG